GAAGCGGAATTGAGAAACAACGGTTTCTTTCATGCAAAAGCGTTTTCTTGTGTTGAATTGGACGGTGATCCCAAATGACACCTGAAACTAAATTCAAAAATGAAGTTCAGAAGTGGTTGATTTCAAAAGGTATCTATCAGGCAGGAACACCTTCCCACAAACAGACTATTCCAATCAGGGGATGGTTCGTGAAAATTTGGGGTGGTGGAATGCAGAAGGAAGGAATTCCTGACATCCTGCTTTGTGTGAACGGAATCTTCATCAGTCTGGAACTGAAGTCCGCAAAAGGCAGACCATCTGAACTTCAGAAGAAGAACACTGACATGGTGAACCTGTCAAACGGCATTGGGGTCATTCTTTATCCTGACGGATTTGAAAACTTCAAAAATATCATTAGGGGGGTGTTAGATTGCAAGTGTCACATTCCCGTGTTGAATGCTTCCATAGTTGCAAACGAAAGTTCCAGATGCGCTATTTGGACGAACTGAAGACCATTCCTGATGACAAACCTGACAACGCATTATATTTGGGAACTGCGCTGCACACAGGTTTGGAAATCGGTGTGGAAGAAGCAATTCAGCAGTATTACAGCAATTATCCCATCATCACGGATGACCACATTCATGAAGCAATGAAGTTGGAAGTCATGATTCCAAAGGCAAAAGCAATGATTCCTGATGGTCTGAATCGTAATGAAGTTCTGATTGAAGACCGTGATTTCAAAGGTTTTATTGATTTGTTGGTAATGGTAAGTGCTAAAGATGGCATGGAAGTTTATGACCTGTATGATTTCAAGTATTCCAACAACAAACAGAATTACCTGGATTCTGACCAACTTCATCTTTACAAGTATTTCTTTGAAAAGAACAACCCTTTGTGTTCCATTCGGAATATGTATTTCCTGATGGTTCCCAAGTCTAAATGTAAGCGAATCAAGGGTGAAGATTTAACTTCATATAGGCAGCGGTTGTTGATGGATTTGAAAACGCTGACACCGGAACTTGTTCCGATTCAGTATGATCCAAACAAAGTGATTCGCTTCCTGCTACATACTAAAGAAGTGTTGGAAGCTGACACATATCCAAAACACACAGGATTCCTTTGCAGGTACTGTGAATATTACGCATTTTGCGAAAAAGGAGAAGATTATATGTTACTACCGGAAAACAAACGCAGAAACCTTGAATCCACAACCAAGAAGGTCATTTGGATTTACGGTTCCCCCTTCAGCGGAAAGACCACTTTCGCCAACCAGTTCCCTGATCCTCTGATGCTGAACACTGATGGCAACATCAAGTTTGTGGATGCACCTTATATCAGTATTCGTGATGAAGTCAAGAAGGTTGGCCGCATGACCGAACGCAAGAAGGCATGGGAAATCTTCAAGGAAGTCATTGGTGAACTGGAACTGAAACAGAATGATTTCAAGACCATTGTGGTTGACCTTCTGGAAGACACCTATGAGCATTGCAGACTGTGGGTGTATGACCAAATGGGAATCACCCATGAATCTGATGATATGAGGTCTTGGGACAAGGTGGCAGTTGAATTCCTGTCCACTTTGAAACGTCTGATGGCTCTTGATTATGAAAACATCGTCCTGATTAGTCATCTGGACACTGCCAAGGACATCATGAAAAAGGGTGGTGACAAGCTGACTGCAATCAAACCCAACATTCGTGACAAGGTTGCCAATAAGGTTGCAGGAATGGTTGATATTGTTGCACGTTGTATTGCTGATGACGGCAAGCACACTTTGTCCTTCAAGCGCAATGAAGTCATCTTTGGTGGTGGCAGACTGAAATTCAAGGCTGCGGAAATTCCCCTTGATTACAAGGCATTCTGTGACCTGTATGCGGAAGCTAATGCGAACCTTGCACCTGCACAGGTGAAGCCTGTGGAGCCTGACAAGGTGTATTCTTCTGCCGAAAATGTCCCTTCCGAAGATACTTCCAATGTAAAGGACGTTCCTTCTGAAGATGTTCAGCCTGATCCCGTTGTTTCGGCAGAAACCGACACCAAGAATGTGGACAATGAACCTGCACCTGTTCGCAGACGTAAGCGCAGAGCAGAATAATCCGTTTAATGGAACAGTTGTTCTATTAAGATAAATTTATCACTTTTGAAAGGAAGTATTTAAGTATGGAAAACAAGAACCTTTTTGCACAGTGGGACAATGCCGTCAATATGGATGAGCTTCAGAAGGACATTCAGGAAGCCAAGGACAACGGTGGTGGCAACTACAAGGAAGTTCCCCATGGTCAGTATGAAGTTTCCATTGAGAAGTTGGAACTGACTGCAACCAAGGTTGACAAGACCAGTGACGATCCCAAGAAGCACGTTGCCCGTCCCATGGTTTCCGTTTGGTTCAACATCGTCAGCGGTGACTTCAAGGGTCAGAAGATTTTCATGAATCAGGTCATCACCGATGGTTTCCAGATTCACATTGTCAATGAGTTCCTGCGTTCTCTGGTTCAGGATTGCCCTGATGCACCTGATGTGGAATTCAAGTCTTACAGTCAGTATGGCAACCTGCTGATGGACATTCACGAACTGATTGCTGATTCCTTTGAGTATGGTCTGAAGTACGGTAAGACCAAGAAGGGTTTCAACACCTTTGACATCACTGACGTTTTCGCACTGGAAGACTGATTGATTCATAGTGGTGGGGACAGAAATGTCCCTACCACTAAACAAAATCAAAAAGTTTCTTGAAAGTGAACGGTGATTGCAAATGCTTAAAGTTTTAAGTCTTTTCAGTGGAATTGGTGCATTTGAAAAGGCATTGGAAAACTTGGATGTTCCTTATGAACTGGTTGCGTTCTGTGAGTTTGACAAGTATGCCACAAAATCATATTGTGCCATTCACGCTGCCGATGAATCTCAAAATCTTGGTGACATCACAAAAGTTGATGAAACCAAACTTCCCAAAGACATTGACATCTGTTGCTATGGGTTCCCATGTCAGGACATTAGCAATGCGGGAAAGAAAAAAGGTCTTTTTAATGAAGATGGAACAAAAACCCGTTCAGGTCTGTTCTTTGATGCGCTGCGGATCATTGAAGCAACCAAACCCAAGATTGCCATTGCAGAAAATGTGAAGAACCTTGTTTCCAAGAAGTTCATGGTGGAATTCCAAATCGTTTTAGATTCTTTGGAACAGGCAGGTTACAACAACTATTGGAAGGTTCTGAACGCAAAGGACTATGGTGTTCCACAGAACCGTGAACGTGTGTTCATCATCAGTATCAGAAAGGACATTGACCACGGACTGTTCCAGTTTCCTGAACCGTTCCCGTTGAAGAAGCGGTTGAAGGATGTCCTGGAAGATGAAGTGGATGAAAAGTATTATTTGTCCACTGGTGAGATGGACTATATGCACCGTGATAGTCTTGGTAATTATAGTAGCAGATGGACATACGCCAATCATTCCGATGCAGAAAAGTCCGTCTGTCTGACAGCAAATATTCACCGTGGGGTTCCGTATAACGTGCTGATTGAAGAACCACAGCTAATTCAAGTTGGTCAAATGTATGGTACTGAACGTGAACCGAATCCCCAAGCAGGGCGAATTTATAGTGCAGAAGGGATCAGTCCAACAATGGATAGCTGTTCCGGTGGAAACAGAATGCCGAAAGTGATTGTCCGTGAAAATACCAAGAAGGGTTATGTGGAAGCATATGAAGGTGATTCCATCAACCTTGAACGTCCGAACAGTAAGACAAGGCGTGGACGGGTTGGAAAACAGATTGCACAGACATTAGTTGCCTTCTGCAATCAGGCTGTTGTGGTGGATGAAGATGACCAAAGGGGATGATGAAATGCGGATCAGAAAACTGACCCCAAAAGAATGTTTTCGTTTGATGGGGTTTGATGATGAATCGTTTCACCGTGCAGAAGCAGTCAACAGCAACACACAGCTTTATAAACAAGCAGGTAATTCCATTGTAGTGGATGTGTTGGAAGAACTGTTCTGCATGATGCTTGATGAAAATGGTGACATCTATGTTTGATTAAGATAAATGATGGGTGATTGTAATGAAGATTCTTCTTGTCAACGTGGACAGCAGATGGAACAACTTGGCAATCAGGAAAATGTACAACTATTACAGGCAAAACCATGAAGTTGACATGATTGACCTTGGTTTCAGCGGTTATCCACACAAACGAACAAAAGTCATTGATGCTGCCGATTATGACAAAGTGTTTGTCAGCAATATCTTTGACATCAATAAGGACAGGGTTACGGTCATCAATTGTGAAGATGTTCAGTTTGG